AGTGATACAACCAAGCCAATTGCTTCTCTTAAGAATGTAATAAATCCTGAAATGATGCCTGAGATAGTTGCTATGGTTTTGCCAAAACTTTCAGCACCTCTTTGAGTTTCTGTCAATGCAGCACTTAATCCTGCATCACCTGTTAATCCTGCAATAAATCCGTTAAGTGCTGGAACACCAACATCGTTAATGAATGTAATAAACTTTTCTACCTGTGGAAGCAAGGCTGTGCCTAGACTTTCCTTAGCCTCATCAAATCCAACTTTTAAGCGATCAATCTTTCCTTGAAAGGTTTCTGCGTTTGCAGCTGCTGCGCCACCATAGAGTTCAGATAACTTAGCCTGAACTTCGGTAAAAGATAATGTTGAGAGTTCGGCTTTAGATAATCCAAGTCCTAACCTGCCAAGAGCTGTTGTATTTCCATCCTGAGCGCGACCTAATGCATTTGCGACAGTTTCTAATTCGATCCCTTTACCTTTTGAGATATCTAACGCAAGGCTTAATAATCTTTGTGCCTCACCAGTATCTTTTGTGCTTACTGCAAGTCTTTGCATGGCTGGTCTAAGGCTGTCATCAGCCACGCCTGTTGCTAAAGATGTCTTTAGAATGAAATCCTCAGTTGCTTTAATTTGACCTTCTGTTGCACCTGTGGCAGTCCGTAACGCATTGGCCAACCTAAGTTGTGCAGCCTCATCCTCTATTGCAGCCTTGACCCCATCAACGGCTAATTTAGTGCCATAGGCAACGGCAGCAGCAGCAGCGACTGCAAATGCAGCAGCAGCCTTCTTTCCAAATGCTGAAATCTTTTCGCTGTTAGTTTCAACGGCATTGTCAGCTTGGTTTAATTTATTCTTAAGATCATCAATATCCGCAAGGATCTTAAGCGATAGGGTTCTGGTATCTCTTGCCACTTATGCCCACTTATCCAAAATGCGGTTATATGCCGCTTCCCATTTGTTAATCAATTCAGGCTGAATTCTGCGAAGCGTTGGGTAGATAAACCAACCACGCGAACCTCTGCCTTGCCTTCCGCTATATGTAGGAAACTGTTTGAACTTATTAGATCCAAACTCAACACCACCCCATAGGGTTTGCGTGTTAGCCCCACCTGAAAATTTCTGTCGTGCGAAACCATATTTGAACTCACCGATTTTGCTGGACTTTGAGATGCTAACGCCGTCTGCAACTCTCTGCGCAACCTTGCCTGATTTTGTTCGACCTCTAGCTGCTGTTTTAATTTCCTCAGCTGCGTATGTCGCCAAAGCAGCAGATTGAATTCTTGCTTCCTCAGTCGCTTGATCATCCATAACTTTGAAAGCCTTAAGAATATCGCGTATGTCATTGCGACTGTAAGCAATGGTTTCACTTGCCATACCTCGCCTCCAATACTTCGATAGCTGTTAAAATGTCGTCTGCATCAACCCATTCACTCATTGGTATGTTGGTGGCTATTGCCAACTCAACCAATAATCTACTTAGGCTTCCTGCTGGATGACTTTTGGGTCTGCATCACCGACTATTACATCGGCAATAGTTTCCATCCAAGCCTCAAATGGTTTAACTGGTTTTCCAGCAGCTTCGCGCTTATGTGCGTTGTATGCTAAAAACATCAGATCCCACATTCCAAGTTTTTCTTTTGCTTGGCTTATAGTGAAAGAAGTAGCCTTCTCCCACTTAGCCCACTCAGGCGGTTGGGCAATATATGTTGCTTGCTCGCCTGAGTTATATTCAATTGTGATTGGTAACTTCATTTTGCTCCCGTTTCTATTTCTTAACTAAATGTTTCTACTACTGCTCCACCTGTGATTGTGAATGTAAGTGCAACAGTTTGTGCATCTACACCTGATCCACCGGCTGTTGGGAATTCAGGCTTTACTGGGAACACAAATTGCGCTCCAGTTGCAGCTGTCATTGTAATAGAAATATCTGTGTCTGGTGCGCTCTCTGCTGCTGTCCATAGTGCCTCACAAACAGAACTTGCCTTGCCCCAATCGGCTAACATCTCTAACTCAAATGTTCCGCTGATATTAGTGGTTTTGTAACTTGTGCCATCAAGTGTCTCATAAGCCTGTCGCTCATTGACCTTTGTTAAAATTGCGCTGGTTGCTTGTGCATCGATGTCTGTTCCACCTGTGAAAGACAACGAAACATCGCGACCGGTGATTACTGTGGTTGCCATGATTTCTCCTTATGCGGTTTGTGTGTAGTAGGTAGAAACTCGAACATCTGCAATTAGCAGCGTGCTTGCTCCAACTTGTGTAACAGTAGGTCTTTCTACTGAACTGACAACATATCCGGTTGGGATAACTGCCAGAACGCTCATTATTAGTTGCTCGATATTATCCAATGAAGCAGGATTGCTATTGTAAGCAACGGCAACTGAGATTGTGTAATTAAGTTTTGCGTGAATAGTAGATTTGTTAATTGTTTCTAATTCAATGTATGGACTATCTGGCACAACTACAACAGCTGGTGGAATTACTGTTTCAGGCACAAATGAATAAACATTTCCTGCAACACCGGCAAGAGCTGTGGCTAATGGTGTGCGAACTGCTGAGAGAATTGTTGAGGCTGGCATTTATTGACACATACCTTCGGGATCAATGTATGAACCTAACAAACCCACGCATTTATTGTAAAGCGATCTCCCCATGCGAAACGGAGTTGCTGTAAAATCTACTCCTTCGATTTGTCCTCCACCAGCAAGTCTTGCTTGAAATACTTCTACCGATACTGTGTAGATTGCGCTTTCGACTGCTGCGTTTCCAACATAAGTCGTTGCATTTGATAAGGTAGCAGTTCCGGATGGGATGACATTAGCTTCCAATACATTTGCATTTGTGATCGATGCTGTGAAGGTAGTATCTGTAAGATCGCCAGCCAATACTGTGCGAGTTCCGTTGTATGGGCTAAGGCACAAGGCGATGACAACTGATTGTCCTTCTGTAAATTCATGTGTTCCTAATGTTGTAAATGTTGCAACATTATCTGTCAATGATGTTTTTTGCACAAAACTCTTATATTGTGCAAGCATTGGCAAGACAACTGTTTCAGCTGTATTTATTATTTGATTTAAATAAGTGTCGTCATACAAGGCAGATGACACACCAAGCACATTTCGCAACTGTGCAGCGGTAATTATGGTTGGCATGTCATCTCCTTTAAGTCTCCCTAGAGCAACTGCCTGAGATCGGGAGCAACCTCAGGCATGACCATTATTAGGTTAGGTTGAAGCGGCGAACTCCACCGGCAACCAAAACACCAGTTGCTAGGTATCCGTAAAGCATGATTTCAATCTCACCACTTGTAACAACATTAGTTGCTAGTTGTAGTGTTGGGCTTTCGTAAATTGCAACAGATGATGGAACGACAATAAATGCGCTCTCATCAATTGTTGTAGATACAGCCTTATTTGAAACATAAAGATCCAAGCCCATAACATTTCCGCGTAGGCTCTGTGTTGAAACTGAACCAGCAGCATTAAATGGTTGGCTTGCAGAAAATACTGGTCGCTTTGAACTGTCTTGTGCGCCAATTAGTAAGCCCCATTGTGATGTTCCAGCAATGTAGCGTGTTGCTAACTCACCAGTTGCAAGGTATGCAGCAGGTGTTTCAGTCTTTACAAATGCAACAATTCCATCAAGATCAGCTGATGTTGCTGTTGATTGTGTGCCACCTGATGTAAGTGCTGCAATTACGGCTGCCTCAGTAGCTTGTGCGTAAGATCTACGAAGGTTTTCAAGCATCGCATCATAAAAAGATGGATCTGCTCTATCTGCTATCTCAACGCTGTAGCGTTGTAATCCTGCATACTTGGTTACAGTTAAATCGACATAACTTGAAACAATTCCTGTTTCAGATGGTGCTGATCCTTCTCCGGTGCTTGCGACACTAGAATTTGTGGTAATTTTTGGAACAGAAACCTGCATTCCGGAATTTGGCAATCTCTTTGTTCCGATTGCATCAATTGCACCGCGTGCGCCAATTTGTGTATCAATAACTGTTGAAACATATTGAATTGGTTTGAATGCACTATTTGTTGAGAAGCTATCATCAGCAGCAGTTAAAACTCTTTTTGCCTCATCTTTTGCTAATGCAACATAAGATGCACTTTCATGGCTGCCCATTGATGCTTTGATTGAATGCTCCAAGAAACGAGCTTGTGAATTGATTGGTGAGCGTGGCTTTGTGTAAGCAACTGGTTGAGTTGCTTGAATTGCCACAGGCTCAGATTTTGTAGCTTCTACCGCTTCGGTCGCGATAGGAGCTGTTTGTGTATCTGACACAATGTCCTCCTGTGTTTTTGTTTGCTCCTCAGCGGTTGCTTCGGAATTCTCTGGTGTTTCACTAGCTGCAACATCTGCAACTCTTGCGCTGTCAATTGCTGGATCAGCAACTAAACTAACCTCAACTAATTTTGATGCTTTAACACGCATAACGCCTTTGCTTGCATCCCAATCATCTACAACAACGCCAACGCTAAATCCATCGCGTAATCCTTCGGCTGCTTCTAATAAACTATCATCACCAGCAATTGTTCCGGCTATTTTGAATGTTGCTTCAATGCCTTTGTCATCAGCTGTAATATCAATCATTTTGCCGATTGGTCGTGTGCGATCATGCTCTAATAGCAATTTAATTGGTTTGCTAAAATCAATGCTGTCTTTCTCAAATACTGTTGCGCCGGCACTTGTTATGCCTTTTTCATCCCATGACACAATTGTGCCTGATATTGTGCGCTTGCGATTATCAGCTGCGGTTAGTGTTATTGGGAAATTGATCTTTAATGTTTTACTCATCGGATCAAATCCTCCTCCTCTTGTATTTGCTCAACGCTCATTGCGCCAATGCGGTTTAGGATTTCATAAACTTGCGCACGCTCTAATGCAGATCCACGCAAGAAATCGTCAATATCAAATCTGACCTCAACACCATTAGGCACAAAATCAGCCATTGACAATCTTTGCTCTATCGGCGTAAGGATATTTCTCAAACTGAAATCGATAAGGGCTTTTCTTTCCATAACAGTCGTGCTATAAGTTTGACTTGTTAATTCAGCAGATACAAATGATGCCGGAATGCCAACTGCGCGAGCAATCTCAGTTGCAAGATATTGTCTTGCTTCATTTAATTGTAATTTAGCCGGATCAAAACCCAATGCTTGTAATTCAACATCTGCATTTAGAAATGCAGTTGATCTAGTTGCTCGACTTGCTTTCCAACTTTCAAGTAATCTTGTAATTCTTTCTGGGGTAAGATTTGTGCCATTTGACTTAAGCACCATTGTAGGAACTGGCTCTTTTGCATAAAGTTCAGCTGCTGCTTCTAATGCTTGTGCAGCTTTAATTGTTCGACCAGCACGATTTAACACACCTTCATCTAATCCGTTAAATACAATTAAACTTCCAATGCCGTATAACGGAACTTCTGCACCATCAACTCTATAAAATAAAATTTCAGTTTGATTTGCATTTAATTGGTAAGTTACGCGTTCTGGCGATACTCTTGTCCATGCGCGAACTCTTGCGCCATCACTTTCGGAATAACTATCTAATACTTGACCATAAGCAAAACCATGAAATAATAAATCCTCTGCAATCCAAGCATAAGTTGCAGATCCTGCAATTCTTGTATCTGGTTGCATTAAAGATCTTGTTGGTCGCAAATGTTCTTTTGTAAAATGATTGTAAGTTTCAATTGGCAATGATCCAATTGTTGAGCAAATTATGTTTCTTGCTCTTGCACATGCTGGAACTGACATTGCTTGTTCGCGTGTTGCGGTTTGTGTTCCGTAGAACATTCCACCAAGAGCTGCTTGAATGTTGTATGGCGCGTAAGATGCAGTTACATCTGCCGCTGGTGTAATTGTCTTATTTGTGATAAAACGATCTAATAATCCCATTAGCACATAATATACCATATAACCTAATTATCCGATTTGTATGTCTATTTCCGTTTCAGGTTGTGTCGCAAAATAAGTAAC